TCCAAAAACATAATTCGGTGTTCCTGAAAGATCTCTCGACCATGGAAGAAATACTCACGAAGCGCGTTTTGTAAGATATCAACTGCGTGCTGCTCCTCACACACCACTTTCGATGGTATGTGTTTAGTAAGCATTTTAGCAATCGACTTCTCATTTAAAGCTGCCAGGTGACTTCCAACTTCTTCATCATATCTCCATGCTCTCTGCAAGAAGACGATATCATCCATGTGTAGGAAAGGTACTGAGTTACTCTCCTTATCAGCCATCGTATACTTCACACCAATTTTTCCAAGAACTTCTTGAATAACAGTATGATTATAGTTAACAATGGTTTCACTTACATTCATGACATCATCGTCTCCATAAGTCATGAGAGCAACAAACTGCCTAAACAACTCCAACATCAGTCCCACCATGAGCCAAACATATCTCATATATAGGGAATGTGCAATGCAATTGATAATAACGGTAAGTGGATGACCTGAGGGATTAGATCCCCAAAATTCAACCAAATCACCATTGAAATCGCACAATGGAAATGCAACATCTTCTGCTAAACCAAGGATGACAATAATATCTTCTTCAGGCCAACCTGCATGTCGCAAAAGTAGCACAATAAAGTTAAAGGCACCCAAAATCCAGACTCCAGACATACGCTTATCATATTTAGAGAAATCACCTGCAATCATTCGATCAGGCCCAAATTGGGTCAAGTAATGATACATTTCATCCCACTCATACGACGTAGTATTTGTTCCTGGAGCTGCCTCGAAAATATACTTATTATTTTGAACGACTCGAACAAAAGATAACAAATATTTTCTCATGACAAAACTCCAATCTGCTGGAGCACCACCAAAAATACGAGTGTTACCATCAGCAACTTTTTCGAGAGCGCGAGGCTCATCCTTCAAATGTTGAATGTACACTGGCATATGTCGTCTTCCACTACGATAAGTAGCAATAATGCGATCGACGCGTTCATAAAATGAATCATCAAATCTAACATAATCTTGCCACTCCTCATAGAAACAAGGGGTGCTAAGAAAACAGTTCTTCTTTTTCCGCCACGGGAAGCCCATAGATGTTTTACGGTTCATTTTATCAATAAACTTTACACCAGTAAGACCATTTAGTGTGGCATCATTATCCAGTACGATCATTTCTTTAAATTGATCTGGAGACAGTTCTCTAATCACATCGGATGCAAATGATCTAACACATGCAAGGACATCAGCTCGACTTACGTTAAAAATCTGCCCCACAATGTCAAGAGCACCTTTTCGCCAAGGTCGCCAGCCGCGCATCTCAGGAGCACCTGTTTCTACAGGATATCCACGAGCTTGAACAGCCGCAGCAATATAGGTGTCAGTAACTTTTGAACGGTTCTTAGGACGAAATCCTTCCAAACTACCATAAACTGTACATACACCTTCATCTATATAACGAAAGGTAGATTTGTGGTGGAGTTCACCTACAGCGATAGGTTTACCATCCAAACCCTCCAAAAAAGGTACAGATGATTGGATTTGAGAAGCACTGAGTTCAATCAGCGCTTTTTCCACATCTTCCCGGAAAATCCGAGATGAGCCTACGATATTGTTGGATCCACCTTGCACATGGATACCCAAAATGACTGGTCCACTAGGAGTGAAACCAACCAAAGTTGATCCACAATCACCACGAACAGTGTCATATTCAGCAGATCCATACACAGCTGGTACGGGGGGGCTAAATAGTGAGCATTCACCATGACGAATTCCACGAACATTTTGAGTGTTAATAACTCCCTTCTCATCGCGATTAATTAGGACACCATTGCAAACAGTGCGAAACTTTTCGCTTGGGAAAAGGTCAACAAGTCTCTTCCTTGCTGGAACAGAGTCCATGCAGAAAAAGACTAGATCGCGTTCTTTCAAAAAGAAGCAATCTCTCTCATAAACCGTGTAAATGAATTTAGACCCAAGACCCGTGGTAGTAGGTCGAAAAGCGATAGTCAACTCCAAACTCTCACCATGAAAGTTAAAAGCATGAGCATTGGTAACATACATATGCCCAACTACACAAAGAATACGACAATCAGCACGTAGTGGTGGC